TGTTGGTCTAGGTTACGGGAAGCCCTCCCAGAATAGTCTGGGATCCCACCTTAGTACGAGAGCACACTCTCGCACGTCAGCTAGTGACACGTTCTAGCTTAGGAGATTTCACACATTAATATATACATATACGACACGTTATACAAGTTGTTGCTTTCTGTTCGCAATAGCCCTTAGCGCTGTCCAGACGCGTCCTCAAGGGATCTCGGGAATATGGTCACAGTCCACACACACTCATCTTGTTTATTGTTGTTCCTAGTAAGTCGCATTAGAATTGTACTCGGTGATACGCCCATACATCACTGTCCCAGACAACGATGTGAGCGATCCGATGGCCCATGAGATGTTACGCGAAGCCGTATGAGGGACAATGGTAATGACAGCTGTAGAAACCGCACTACTAGAGCCCGATGCGTTCGCCTGGCTACTGAACTTCACAGTAATACCAGTTCCAAAGTTGATTGACGGGCTTGAAATGGCCGACAACCCTGTGCCCGAAAACACTACCAGGTAAGTGCCTTGCACTTCAGCCGCGACAGTGAACCCAGACACACTTCCAACCACACCTGTCAACGAGCTGTATCGGGTGTTAATGTCGAAAGGAGTAGGGGCAAGCACGGCTGTACCTTGACCAAGAATGGATGCCGTCAGAGCACTTTCTGTGGTGACAACAGCCAATTTTGGTTTCTTCAATTCAATTTCATACGTACACCACAGGTCTCCCAGCACATTGTTGCTGGCGGGACAACCAGTGGTAGCAACAGTGGTTACACCAAGGTCATACATCAAAATGTTTTCGGTGCTAGCCACACTGGAGTTGCGTACGTACTGTACATTGAAAGGGTTCTCCTTTGGATCACATTCAATAGGGTGGCAAAATGGTTCTGACGGTCGGGCCTCCGTTGCCCAATACTCATTCATCATCTCGATCTTGCTTGCAGGGGGAGCCTCAGTGGCCCGATACGAGGTCTGAATCATCACACTACCCAACGCTGGGTTGGTCGAATTCACGGCCATACCACTTGTCGGTACATAATGGAATATCATACCACGGATCTTATACTCTGTATATTGCGCAGCGATGGCGCTCAACCATGGGAATGTCGTTAGGTCACCAGGATTCAACGCGTAGCGTCGCTGGACCGTGTAGTCCGTCGAACCACGAATTTCTCCTAGGAACTCCTTGTGGCGCACCACGACACTTTGTCCATCCTTATGCATTGCAGGGATGGTTCCATCTGGCTTCACTGAGGATAGCAAGGAATTGGACGACACCACATAGTCGCCCTGGCCGAGCCACTTGCTCACCATAGCCCCGATACCGCTTCCAGCGGCGCTACCGAGGGTGGGGTTTCCGAGGTAACCCCCGAGGGCACCTCCACCGAGACCGCCGAGTGCGCGCAATGCACGCCCCACGGCGGTGACTTCATTCTTCTTTGAGCGAGCAGGCATTGCTTGGACACGCGCCTGCCTCACTAGTTTCTTCTTTTGCTGCTTAGGCATGACAATCTATTATATACAACGTTCAACAGATTGTCATCGGACCTACATCGGCGCCCACGCGATGTCGCCAATACCCTCCACCAACTCGACCTTGCTTGTTACACTCCATGAGCTGTAGTACTCCTCCATGGCCACCTGTTCATCGGGGGTGATCCCAAATGCTTTAAAGAACGACACCCGCGTTTCTTCACATACCGGTCTACTCTTTGCCTCCATGCCCACGCTCATCATCCTTGAGCCAGATTGCATGAATACAGCATTTGCCATGTTTGACGGTTTCCCATTGCGCATGTACGCTTGGTACATGGACTGGAAAATTGGTACTCCGCTGGTCAACGCTAGGCCGCACTCTCCTACTGCGTATAACCACGACTGTAACGCCCCTCTTTCCGTAAGGGGAAATAAACAAAGACTATCCTTCTCCCGGGCTGTTGTGTAGTTGCGCACCATGCGCCACTCATTCTCCACAAGTACGGGGTGTGTCTGACAGAATTCTATCTGCTCAAACTCGTAAACAGGATCCTCCACCACCATGGTGAATCCCAAAGCCTTTGTGTATTCAGTGAATCCGGCAGAAAACCGGCCCAAATCGTTTCTCTCCATGATGACGACACAGTCATCACCGTTATTGGCCAACTTGGCCTTAACCCCGCACCGACGTAGCCAACACCACACTATAGCACACATGATGATACTATTACCGAGTGACGTGTTCATGTCCCCTGAACCACGTCCTCCTGCTGTATGGTACTTGATCTTACCGTCGTGGCAGTACGATACTCCGATATTGTGCAGCTGGTACTTGAGCAGGCGTGCCAATTCTTTGTCCTTAAAGAGTATGTTGTACAATGAGTGTTCCCACTCCAACAGCCCCTTATCGACACTGGCATCAAACCGCGAAGCATCAAGTCCTACCGCAACTGGGTCAGTAAAAAAGTCCCACAACGCCCTCATCTCCTTGCCCATGGCTATTGCGTTCAACCCCTTGAACACCACGTACCTTTGCTTGTACGCCTTTGCCATGGCTCGGAAGATTGGCTTCTCCTCGTGCTTCAGATAACGTCCCACCCCAATGTTGAACACGGGGTGACGCGGTTGAATGCATCGGGGAGACTTGTTCCACGGAACCTTCTCCACTTTCATGAAGGTGCTTAGAAGTGCATGGCACTTCTTGACACCCCCATCCAGATACTCACTCAGGTTGTTTTGGTATATGGTACGCTTGCGTCCCGTGTATGAATCGACAAATTCTTGTGGATCTACGGGTTTACAGGTCCGTCCCATTGCTTTAACAACTTCCTTCTTGAAATCTCCCAAAATAGACTGATAGTAAGCATAACTTTCCATCTGTCTCCGAATCAGTTCCCCACCAATCTTAGCGTAAATCATACGTTCCAGAATGGCGGCACATGTTGTCATGACATCAGCTGCGTTCGTGCACAGCGTCCGGTCGTTGGGCGACACCCCACCAACCGCATACACGAACCTCTCTTTCTCGGCCTCCTGTCTCCAGTGGATGGCCAACCCCGCATACCGTGGTGATTCCTTCCGGAGCTCCTCCCAAGTGAACTCACTGGGAGTGTGCTTAACAGATGGAACCTTGTATATCACATGCGGTTCATCCACCTTGACATGGCGCCCCTACGCGAGACCCGTAGCACGCCAGAGTTTTCGGCTCCAACGCTCTACTCGGCTGAGGTGCTCATCGAACTTGTTGTGTAACAAAGCTCGGTACGCGCCGACAGTCACCCCTGCTCGCAGCTCCGCAGCTGACTCAACAAAGGTCATCTGAACTACGTAGGGCAACATCTCAGCGCGGTGGGATGGTCGGACACCATGGTTCTTCATCAACCCATGGGCGTAGTGCCACACAGCCTTATGGTTCGCCTCTGTTACCTTTGGCGTCCCAAACTTGGCTTTGCACTCATCCAACACCTTCCTAATGTACACCGGCCGATCCTCCCCAATCACGCCCCGGCGTTCACGCACCTCCAACCGCGGAGTCGAATCCTTGATAGGATATTGCTCCTCGGCAGCTGGGACCATTTCAGGCTGTTCAGGGTTAGCTCCAACCCCAGCCACTGCTGGTTCCTCCACAGCTTGGACCATGCCCCGGACCTGGTCCAGCGGCATGTCCGCAACACACTCCTCAGCTAACACCTCGATGGCGCCTGATTCTTCTACAAGCTGGGCAGTGTGATCGTCGGGACGACGGAAATAGTAGATGTATAGGTCCCGAAGTGTCCAAACAACGAATCCCCCTGCGATGAGCATACCAACCTTCTCCATTGGAGTGTAGGCGTGGTGGCTTCGAACGAGAGCCGTTGTGGGTGGGGTCCATCTACGAACCCCGGGTGCGGAAATGCGCGACACATGTTTCACCAATCTCAAAACAGAGACCATGGAGGTGGGCGGAACGAAATTTTCCAGAAGGGCAGCCTTGTGGAGCAACGGGGTTGGACAAACCCCTACAAAGCTGTGGAACATTCGCACAGTGTGCACACTCATACCGATTTCTCGATAACCAATAGATTGCCG